CTTACCATTCATCTGAAGTTCGTAAAGAATCTTACTATTTCTTTGAACATAAGCACGAGCACCAGATGACAAAGCCCAATGAATAGCTTTAATATTAGCTTTAGGCGATGATTGTGTTTCGGTTGATTTTTTAAGTGTTGTTGCCAACGCGATAGTGCCAGTAGCGGCAGTCCCACGGACAGCTACTACGCCGTGCGTTTGCGTAAGTTTTAGAGTGTCTACTGTGACTGCCATCTATCTTTACTCCTCAGTTGGCTTCGGGGCTTCTAGTTCCCAAGAGTGAATGTTTTGAATACGATCTGCAAACATTACAGTCGCTACTTCTTCAACGCCTTCATCCATAGTGGCGAGGACTTTACCTTCACCAAATGCTGGGTGAAATACTTTTGCGTCAGGGGCAACTTTGAATTCAGTGGTATCAGAGCTACCTTGTGGTGTAGGTGTTTCCTCACCTTTACTACCACGCTCAGCATTACCATGGTCAGCTGTTGGCTCGTCCATAGTTGGTTTATTGACTGTATCTGCTTTTACAGCTGGTGGAACTTCGCCAAGATCTGGGTTAGTTTCAGCTGAAGGAGAAGCTGGTCCAGGAAATGCATCCTTTTGGGCTTCTTCGCGGAAAGTGTTAAATCTCTTCATTTTCTTCTTCCGTTTCTGTTTCGGTTTCAACTTCATCAGCTGTCGGATTCTCATAATCTTCTAAACCATCAAGAGTTGAACCGTCTTCAACAGCGTTATTGAACATAGTAGCAGCAATTTCTGCTTTACGTCCATTGATCAGAGCATCGGCTTTTTGACCCATAACCTGATTGAATGTATCTTGGGCATCGGTCAAGTCACCGTTTTGCCACTGATCCATCATTTTACGAACAGCTTCAGCTGAATCGTTTTCTTGTTGTCTTACATCATCACTCATTTTCTTCACCCTCATAAGGTTGTGGCTCGACTTCTTGTGCCTCGCCTTCGATTTGTTGGTTGACCGCTGTAATTTCATCATCGGTCATTTTCAAAATTTCTTTTTGAACATATTCTTTACTAAAGAACTGCCCAATGTATTGCGACATACCATTAAGAACTTCGATCCTGCTTCGTAGAATCTCTTGCTCTTTAGATTCAGCATAGTAAGCATCAGTCGCAAACTTATACTCAATCGTATCACGAATCGCTTGCCAGTCATCCTCAGTAATAATACCTTTGAGGACAAGCTGTGTTTTCAACAGGTCATCGAACATGGCTGAAAAGCGTCTGCGCAGTTTAGCAAGGAACTTAGCAAATTTAAGTTCATCGCGACTGATTTCTGCGCTCCTACCAAAGTTCAGCCCAGTTTGAGGTTCAAGACGAGACAACGGAACACCGAGTGCCTGATAAAGTTTACGTTGGAAGAACTCTACATCAGCTGTTTCGCCGAGGTTGTTACCTCCAGGAAGCGTTTGAATCTCAGTTCCGCGACCACCTTCACGGCGTGGCATCCAGAAATCCTCAAGCATCGACATAAACTTTTTGTCGTCACGAATCTCACCTGTTGTGCCATCATAAACAAGTTTGTTACGATAGCGATTCATAATATCTTTAAGATACTGTTCTGCTTTCATTGTAGGCAGGTTGCCAGTATCTACATAAAAAACTCTTCTTTCAGGTGCACGTGTAATACGATAGATAACTACCGCATTTTCCATCATTCTCAGCTGGTTAGCTGGACGGATGGCTTTGTGCAAATATGATAGAGGGATGTTTTTATCTTGATCAAGAAGACCTGAAGGAACGAATGTAACAGCATCCTTATTAATCTTCAGAGCTTTGTCGTTTACCTGACCAGCTTTATACTGTCCTGGCTTAGAAGCAATCCCTTTATCATCATAGATGAAGTATTCCTTCACCTCTGTAATCATCTCGACGCCAGTTTTTTCATCTTTCGACTTTTTGACATCACGCACTTTTTTAATCTTACGTGGGTCAATATATCTGACATCATAAAGACCTTTTTTAGGATTGGCTTTATCTATTACCTTATGGAAATAGATTCTGCCATCAATATACCAGCGTCTAAAGTAATCTTGAGCACGATTATTAAAATCGAGCAAAGACAAAACATTAGAAAATTCATCAGCGATGGCTTTTTTTACCGTTGCTGAAACATCAATATGATCAGTGTTCACAATCACTGGCTTTTCATCATCGAGGTTCGAAATAGCATCGTTTACGATATCTTCAACAGCCTGATCAACATCAGCATACATTGAGATATCACGATACCGTTTGATGAGCTGCTCTTCAGTATTAGCAACTCCCTCAACATCGAAATATGTGCCATAGTAGCCACCGCCTCGGATAGCGTCGATAGCACCATCGTCGTCGGGAGCTACGAAGGACTGTGCCGTTCGTGGCTCCCTCTTACGAGTAATTTCAAAACCAAATAATTCCATAAAATATATTCCTTAATACTAGATGTTAGAACTATTTATTCTACATCATAATGAGTATATTGGAATGTCACTGTAAATTCTTCAAAAATATCGTTCTGAGCATACTGCAGAGCAATTTCAGACATATTGATTGGGAAAGCGTTACGCAGTGTGTAACGACCACCAGCCAATACTTCATCATTGCGATCCAGGTGTTCGACGATGATATCAGCTTGATAATCACTAGGTGTAAGAACACCAGTATTATCTTCGCGAGCATTGAGACCTTCCATCCACTGTTCGAATGGTGTGCGCAGTGAGAAGTCTGAGTCATTCACGATTGTGATTGTGAATGGGTCAAAGATTCTTTCACCAGCGAGTTTAATTTCACGACCACGATACTGGATGATAGCAGGGTTGACGTTAGAAGCTGGCAATGCAGCACCTGTCACCAACAGGCTATAAGATGTGTCAACATTCGGAACATATCCTGGGAAGGCGAGACTCACTCTAAACTGGTTAGGGCGAGCACCACCTGCACCTAGTCTAGCCTTAAATTCTTCAATATTCATTTATTTTCTCCTTTAAATCTAGATTAGGCTCCGAGCTCTTCGAACGAGATACCCGTTCTTGTAGCCACGAATGTCAGGGTGATGAAGTTAATTGACTTAGCTGGCTTGATAAAGATATCAGCAACGAACTCATTGCGGTCAATAACTTCGCCTGTGTTATTTGTTTCGTCACAAACCAAACGGAAATCGTAGATACCGCGACGACCTTGAACATCGCGCAGGAATGGCTCAACCAGTGAGCGGAACTGCGAGCGAGTAAAGGCATCGTTAAATTCGAACAGCTGGAATTTAGCAGCTGTAGCGATGGCTTTTTCTACCACGATAAACAGGCGGCGAACATTGATGCGGTTGAAGGCACTTTCTTTTTCAAGAAGTGTTTTATCACCGAACAAAATGATGCCTTGTTGCGCAGACTGAACGATCGGATTAATGCCAGCTTTATAAAGCGTGTCGCGGTCAGCTTTCTTAGGATTGAAAGCCAGCTTGACAGCATTTTTTATAGCACCGCGATTAACACCAGCTGGTGAGAACCATGGGTCAGCTTCCAGATCGGCAGTAACACAAGCACCAGCTGTGTCAGCACCACATGGAACCCATACATATTTGTCGTTGTATTTGTCATACATATACTTCCAACCACTGTCCATGACAGCATATGAAGAGCGTGTATAACTTGCGAGCTCAGCTACGAGATCTGTTACTTCAGATCCTGAGTTGTTAACAACACTTGCTTTTTGTGGTGAGACAAACACCAAGCAGTCTTTGCGGATGGCTGCTACATTATCGATGATATAGTCTTGGACTGTAGCACTATGCTGACCACCGATGAGCAAGCTAACATCAGTTTCTTCATCATTCGCGAAGAGGATATATGAGCTTTGCAGATCGCCATCAGCTGGGTCAGCATCGACACCACCTGAAAGTGACCAAGAGTCATCATCAGTGCCATCGATAAGCAGTTTGTAATAACTGTCAGAAGCATCCTGAACAGTTGCCAGAGCTGTGCCCCAATCTGAACCGCGAGTCGTTGATGTAGTTTCGACATGATCCATCCAGTTAATCCATTTAGATTGCTGGTTGATTACATCTTTGTAGAAGTTAGATTCATTATTGTCGTTCTTGGCACCAGGAATTTTAGAAAGACCAGCGAATTTTTCAAGAACTGTATTAGCTTTACCTGTAATGGCACCATCTTCATCAATAACAATCAAATGAAGTTCATCGAGTGTTGCACCATTATCAGAGCCATATGTTGTAGATGAAGGTGTGTAATCAAAGTTTGAAGCGTATATCCAAGCTGTTGACAGTGTTGCTGTAGCTGTAGCACCTGAACCACCGCCACCAGAAATAGTAATGGTTGGAGCAGATGTATAGCCAAATCCTGGGAAAGTTACTGTGATAGAGTCAACAGTAGAACCACCGTCAAGATCAGCTGTGCCAGCTGCCGTGCCACCCGTAGTAGGGGAAGCTGAAAATGTTACAGTTGGTGCTGAAGTATAACCAGAACCAGCATCACTAACAGTTACTGAAGCAACTGAACCTGCTGTAAAGTTACCCAAATCAGCAACAGCGACTTTAAGTGAGTTACCAAGAGTTCCTGGATACTTAGCTGTAAATTCACCAACTGTTCCTGAACCATCTTCGTATGAAGCTTCATATTCATCTTGGTTTCTGATCAGAACAGCTGTGCCTTCAACACCAGCATTTTTAGCGGCAGAACCTACTTCGCGAGCTACGAGCAGGTTTGAGCCATAAGCCAAGAATGAAGCAGCAGTCAGGAAGTCTACGTTTTTGTCTGAAGCAGGTTTACCGAAACGCTCAACGAGTTCGTTTTCACTGCTAATTGATGTGAGCTCACGAGCTGGACCCCAACGGAAGTTACCCGCAAAACCACCAACTGTGGTTCCAACTGCAGGCACTGTGTTTGAGGCATCTTGTTCTCTCGTAAGAACACCTGGACTTAGTTGAAATGCCATGTTTTATCTCCTCGATACAATGGATTATCGTTTTGTAAGTTTATCACTTGAAATATTTATAAAATTCTAGTTTTCTCTAGATCTACATTCATCCAGACATCGCCACCCATAACCTCTAGTTCAGGCTCTGAACCATCGACTATTTCACCAAATGGCGTCAATTCATTTTCAATCATACGCATTTCAGCATTAAATAAACCATCACGAACATTCACATTTGTTAAATCAGAGAAAAATGAGTTAGTTGTTACCCAGCCAAACAATACTAAACTCATAGCGAGGTCGTCATTATACCCCTCATCAGCTTGGAAAGTTTGACCCTTTTCCGTAAAAGTTGAAAGTTCACCGATTACATCACTATCAAAGATGAGTAATTTCTTATCTTCTATCAATGATTTGATAGCGAAACATCCTTGACGTTTGACTGCTTTCGATGTTGCGACACCCAATTTAGCGGATCTACCGAATCCTGGTGTCAAATATTGTTTACCGTTCTCAGTAAGAGTAGTAAACACATTCTCATATTCTTCTTCCTGGTGGAGGATATCTAGGACTTGTTGACCGATATCATTAGACTCCACGAGAACGAAGGCATTATTGAAATCTCTAGCGACTTTAGCGATTACGCTCGGATAAAGCATCGGCGATATCTTATTATGTTTATATTTACCGACTAATCTATAAGGCATTTCAGTAACATCGATCAATGTAAATGCTGAATAGTCGCCTCCGATACCACGAGCAACGTCTGCCGTAATAACATAATAATGGTCATTTTTAGGAGTTTCATATAAATCCAGACCATCTTTCGTGTATTCAGGTGTTTTCGCACTCAGAGTTGCGATAGTTTTGCCATTGATCAGTGTGTTAGTCGACCCGAGGAACTCGCAAAGCACCTCCTGATTAAACTTTAGTTCACCTAGCAGCTTTAGTTGTTCATCAGCCCAAGATTCATCCCTACCAGGAATTTCAGTATAAGGAATAAACATCTTCTCGAAGCCGTTTTTACCTTCTTCAGCTTCATTCCAAAACTTCCAGAAGTGATTATAACCAAGTGGTGTAGAAGTGAGTAGAATCTTTGTTGTTTCACCAGCAGAAATAGTAGGATAAACAGCTGTAAAAAACTCGTCGGCAATATTGTTTGGAATAATAGCTGCCTCATCGATGTATAGCCAGTTCACCGATTTACCACGAATACCAGACGATGTCGTAGCAGAAGTAAATACTACTGAGCCATTTTCAAGATCGACATTACCTTTGTTCCAAGTTTTTACACCTTGTTGCATCCAGATAGGCAAGCCTTCATACATAATTTGATAACGAGCAAGAACTTCGCGCGCTGCAGAAGTTTTGTTCGCGAGGATAGCGACTGTTTTATTTTCGTTGAAGATACTATAGTGTAATATGCACGCTGCAGCTGTAACTGTTTTACCTTGCTGACGACCTTCCATGAGGATGGTCTGCCGATTGTTCATAATGAAATCGACTTTTTTCTTTTGACATTCATACAGCTTGAATGGTTGCAATCCCTTGTCAAGAGTTACGATTTGACAATAGTTCTCAATAAAATAAATCGGATCATCTTTACACTTCAAGAGCTCTTTGACTTGCTCTTTCGTAAAGTCATGTTTGTGACCGATGGACTTTAGGTTCGGATTACCGTGATATGAGGTTTCTTCAGTCGGAATCATTTACTTCACCATCGATAGTTTTTTCGTCATTCAACGCTTTCATCAGATCGGAAGTGCTACCATTAAATAATATATTAGTTTGTTTACCGATTTTAGTTTCGGTCTTACCTTCTTCTCGGTCAATCTTTTTCTTTTTGCCTTGAATGTCCATCATATCCTTAGCTTGATCACCGAGGGATTTGATAAGCTGCCCTGCAACTTCATATGCACGTGGGTTGTCACTATTAGTAGCGACGTTCATAATGCCTTGTATTGCTTCTTCGCCGTAAACCATCGCTCTTTTCAGAGCGTCGCGAGCTTCTTGAAAATCTGCATCTAAACCATCATTGATAGCTTTTTCGATTACAGGTTTTGTAACTTCAAGTTCTTTGGTTGTAGTCTCAAAGGTTTTATCGAGCGCATCAAATACTTTATTTTTACTCATAAATCTCATCAAACTCTTCTAGGAATCTATATGTATCATTGACCCCTTGGTTTCCATCATCAGGTGCTTCAAATGTAACAGTCGGTGCTGTTGTGTATCCATCACCAGCATCGTCAATAGCTACGCTCGCAACTCTAAACTTACCACTATTTAGCGGATCTGCTTCCATTGTAGCAGAGGCTCTAGCGTTATGTGATGTAACTGCAGTAATTGTGATTGTGGCAGGGCTGCCAGTCACCGTAGAAACAACATCACCGACCTCATATCCTGAACCGCCATCAGCAATAGTAAAACTTGTAAGACCGCCATGACTTGTAGCAGTAATCTCAAACCCTGTGCCTGAACCACCTGTGGTTGTATAAGTTAGACCATTTATATGACCTGCGCCAGTCGTTGTCACGCTGGCTGCTGTAACTTCACCATTCGTCGGTGATTCTGAGATAGTAATATTTGGACCAGCTTCAGAATATCCCTCGCCTTTGTAAGTGACAGTGATAGAGTCAACTGTATTGCTCGACAACACAGCTGTGCCTGTCGCAGTTGCGGCGGCAACTGAATATGTCTGACGAGTTCCCTTACCTGTAAGATCTGGATTTTGAAAAATATCCACGATAGCCTTACGAATAATTTCTTCATTAGATACATATCCATAGAAGTTTAGCTTCATCGTAAAGTTAAGATTCCAAACAATGCTTTGACGATCAGCGAAAGCACCTTGTGTGTTGTCTTCATAAGAGATAGCATCTAGAGTAATTTTGATATCGCGCTTAATACCCATCTCAGGTAAGTCATTTACTGTGATGCTGAAGTCAGGGTTGAAATACGGCATAATTTGTTCTAAGATTTGAAGACCATCTTCCTGATTCTTAGCGAAAATATACAACGACATACCTAGATCGTATGGAGTAGATGTAAATGTAGTTTGAACAGATGTCGCCGAAGTTCCTACCTTTTTGTGTTTACGAATAGGGGCGATGCGACGAGCTGGGTCATACTGCAAACTTGTAATTTCAAAGCCCATACGTGGCAACACGATAGCTACTTCACGTTCATTCAAAGTTGGCTGCGCATCGATACGTGTAAGAAACTTCTGTTTAGTAGCATACGCCAGAGGAACTCTGATTGATTGAACGACTGCATCATTAGCATCTTTACGCTGAATTATAATGTTGTTAAAGACCGTGCCGAATGCTGCAACTGCCTTGCGTATATGAGAGTGATAAAAAGTTTTTCCTTTAAACATTAGAACTCACCAAACGGATTAGATTCTGTGAAGTCGATAATTTGATCAGCAGCTTGGACATTTACAAAGTCTTCATTATCCCCACCAACTGTGGCTCCACGAGTTGTGTATTCTTGAAGGATGAAGCTACCACCATCTTCGAGCAGGAACGTATCACCATCTTCTTTCTTGAATTGATCAAGAAGTGCGTCGAGTGACAGTTCATCCTCAATAGCATCAATATCTGTATCACCAGTATCAATACGCTCTGAGCTATATTCGAACAGCTCGCATCTCAAACGGTATGTATGTAGTTTACCAACCTGATAAAATGGATTTTGGTGTTCTACAAATTTAATTTCGAAAAGAGATTTAGTCATAGGGAAGTAGAGCAAGTCTCCCTCCGCTGGACGACCATCTAACTGGAATGAACCACCGTATCTCTTAGCTTGCTCTACCTGTTGTTCCCAACGACGTCGGGATACAACAAAAGTTGCGCTATCTCTAACTTCGATACCAAATTTTTGAAATAAGTCACCTTCACCTTCAAATCCTTCAACAGGTTCCATATACATTTCAAGATGATATGCCTGTGTGAATTTAGAAAGCTCTGATTCTTCAAACAGAGTATCTCTATTTACGAGAGTCCTCGGCATATAAAGTATATCGTGACCATAAATCTTTAGTGTTTCAATCGTAAGATCTTCAATAAGATTTTGTTCACTAACTTCGCCGATAGACCTACCACGCTGAAAGTAATGGTTAGTCGGCATCTAATTATCCTGTCATAAAAGTTGGAGGCAATTCA